TTCATGTGATAGTAATTCTTCTATTGATTCAAGTGTATCCAGTAATTCAAAATCTAATATTTCTAATGAATCTACTATTTCTACATCTTCAAATAATTCAAATAAAACTAGAAAAAAACGTGAAGAATTATCTCAGAGTGCAACAAAAAGTATTAAGAAAGAATTCATACCAGTTACGGTGATCTTTCAATAATAAATAAAATTGTAGTAAAAAATATTTTTAAACAGATTTAAAAATATTTTATTATTAAATAATAGATTGAAAAATAAATGAATAAATTTTTTCCTGCTTTGATTAAAAATCATAAATCTATATTTTGTGACAATGCTGGAGGAAGTCAAATACCTAGACAAGTAATTACTAAAGTAAATAAATTTATAGAAGAAAGCTATGTCCAGCCTTATGCTAACAATAAATTTTCAAAAATTGTTACAGATAATATCAAACAATTAAATTTGATCACTAATAGTATATTTAATAATAAACATGGAACAATTAGTTATGGTCCATCTTGTAGTCAACTTACATATAATTTTTCTAAATCTATTGAAAATTATTTAAAACAATGTGATGGGGAAATTATAATAAGTGATTTTAATCATGAGGCGTGTATTACACCATTTGAACGAATTGCTAATCAAAATAATCTATCAATTAAATGGTGGTCAATAGACTATGATATAAATAATAAAGATAATAAGTATTTTATTAATTATAATACTTTACTTGATATGATTAGTAATAAGACTAGTTTAGTTGTAATACCGCATGTTAGTAATATATTAGGAAATATAATAGATGTTAAATTATTATCACAAGAAATAAAAAAAATAAATCCTGATACCAAAGTATTTGTTGATGGTGTAGCATATTTGCCACACAATATTGTAGATGTAGATGATTTTGATGTTGATTATTATGTAATATCATTTTATAAATTTTGTTGTTTACGAATTTCTGCATTATATTGCAAAAATTTAAACAATCTAGAAAATCAGTATCATTCAATGTTTGATAATAGTGACTCATCTAAATATATTGAAGTAGGTGGTATTAATTATGAATTGGGTAGTGCAGTAATTGGATTATCAGAATATTTAATAGATTTAGCTAAATTTTTTAATTATGATAATAGTGAAAATAAAGATTATTGTTTTACAAGAGATTTGTATGAATTTTCAATAAATAAAATAAAATCTCAAGAAAATAAATTAGTAAAAATATTTAGAGAGAGATTAAAAGACAATGATGAAATTGAAATAATTGAAGATAAACTGCTAGAAAAAACTCCTATTTTTTCTTTAAAATTTAAAAATTATGATGAAAATAATATCAATTTGATTTTAAATCAATTAAATATAATTTGTAAAAATAGTACATTTTATTGTGATAGATTTTTTGATAGTATTAATCATAATAAACAACGGGGTGTGTTACGAATTTCATTAATGCATTATAATTCTCAAGAAGAAATAGAAAAAATTTGTGAATATTTAAATTATTTTAAAAAATCTAAATTAGAGTTTGATTACATAATTCAAAAAGATAGTTTAAATAAAATATCAAATAATCTAAAACAGTCATTTGATAATTTACCAATAGATAGATATTATACAACAAAACGTTGTAGAAGATATTCACTACTTAAAGTAGATAATTATGAAAGTTTAAAACTTGTAGGTGATTTACCTTTTTATCAAAGTGATGATTATAATAGTTATAATGGTAATGTTTTGAGAGAATATAAAAATTTAGATACAAAAATTTTAGAAGATTATAGTTTTAAAAAACTAGTAAAAAGTTTTACAGAAAAATGTCAATATTATTTCAATCAACCTATTAAATTTATACAAATACACCAAATGCGAGTTTATGCTGATAGTAATAGTGTTAATCTTGTTCCAGAAGGTCGACATAAAGATGGATTTAATATTGTTGGAATGACGTGTATTGAACGTAAAAATATCAATGGAGCAGTTAGTAGTGTATATGATGATGATGAAAATTTAATAATTAAAAAACAACTGGATATTGGAGAAATGCTGATTTTAAATGATAATAAAATGTATCATGATGTTAGTAATATAGTTCTAGACAATCCAGAAAAAATAGGGTATCGTGATATTTTTGTTTTTACAACAATATCATAATAAAAATATTTTAATATATAAATATTACTAAGCTTGAATGTTTATTTTAAATATTATTTTATAATAAATAAATAAATAAAATTGAAACAAAGTTATAAATATAAATTTGTTTCAAATAAAAATGAATTGTTTTTATAAATTATTTGTGAGAATTATGTCATATTTTGATAGATATAGAGTAATTAATGATAGATATGATGATGAACCTTATCTAGAAAGGTTTTATATATTTTTAAAAGATCGAAAAACATTTCCTTTTAATATATTTATACATAGATTTTTAAAATCAGATCCAGATGATCTGCATGATCATCCTTGGGCTTTTAGAACTATAATTTTATATGGTGGATATTGGGAAACAACAGAACAAGGTAAATTTTGGCGAAAGCCTTTATCTTATAGATATTGTCCAGCAAATACTTTTCATAGAGTTGAATTAGATAAACATAAACCATATTGTTGGACATTATTTATTCCTAGTCGTAGTTATAAAGATTGGGGTTTTAAAACACAAAATGGGTGGCTAAGTCATGACCAATATTTTAAAAATAAAAAAATGGAAAAACTTGAAAAAATTATATAATTATTTTTAAAAATAAATAACAAAGATAATATATTAAACGATTAAAATTATTAATAATAATTAACAATTATGGGAAATAATCAAAGTATAAATAAATTAAATTATGAATCAATGCAAAATATTATTAATAATAATACATCAAAAACAAATTTTTTAATTATTAATACACTTGCTAATGATAATCAAAATTGTTTAATCAAAAATACTATCCCAGCTAATAAAGAGACCGATAAATTAAATGATAAGCTTAACAATGATAAAAATGTAAATATTGTAATTTATGGTGAAAATTCGTCTGATGATAGTATTGTTAAAAAATATAATCAATTATATAAATTGGGATTTATGAATTTATATGTTTATATTGGTGGATTATTTGAATGGTTATTGTTGCAAGATATATATGGAGATGAAGAATTTCCAACTACTGATAAAATAATAGATATTTTAAAATATAAAGGTAAAGCTATTTTATAATAAATTTATTTTATTTTTAACTAAATTAAAAATAAAATAAGGTAATAAATAAAATAAATAGATATGTTATTTAAATTTGTTGCCGGTAATAAATTACTCGATAGTTTAAAAGTAGGTAATAACTTAATAAAGAGTCAAAAAATACCTATAATAAATTATATTTCTGAAAATAAAAAAAGTGAAAAACATCATGTTTACAATGAATTAAACCAATTAATAAATCAAGTCAATCAAAATTATATGATAGCTTTAAAATTATCATCGATCGATTTTGACATAAATTATGCAAATAATTTATCAGAATTATGTAAAACAAAACAAATAAATTTGGTTATTGACGCAGAAGAAAATAGTAATTATTACAAATCAAGAGATCTAGTAAATAATTTAATATTAAAATATGATACCGTAAATAATGATAGACTATTAAATTCTTTCAGAATTTTTAAAACATACCAAATGTATCGGAGAGATAGTTTATTAGAGCTACATGATGATTTCGAGTTTTTTAATAAAAAAAATAAAAAATTATCTGCAAAAATAGTTAGAGGTGCATATTTTAATCAAGAATGTAATGATGGTCATTTATATGATAAAAAAAAAGATACAGATACTAATTATAATTTAGCAATAATAAAATGTAATGAAAATAATAATAATTTTCATATTTTAGCAACTCATAATAAATATTATATTAATTTAGCCGAGAAACTCAATAATAATCGATTTATTATTGCTAATTTAATGGGCATGAATGAAAACTATATAAATAATTTAGATACAAAATTATATAAAGCTACTTATGTACCATATGGCCCTTATAAAGATATGATACCATATTTGACCCGTCGTTTATATGAAAATTTAGATATAATTAAATATACTATTCAATAATGATTTAAAAATTTATCACTTTATTTAATATCTAAATTAAATTGAAAAATGGAAACAATTAAAGATACAATAATTTGTTTAATTTGTAATGAAATATCTACATTACCTGTACATGGTGTTTGTTGTGAAACAGCTAAATCTTTGCAACCTGCTTGTTTATCATGTGTTAAACAATATTGTGATTTAAATAATCCTCCGCATTTGAGACGAGCAAAAACTATTAAATCTTGGTCTGGTTGTGGATGTGATTTAGATTTAAGAAAGTCTAATTATAGTGATTTTTATAGACATACAATTGAACTTGAAAAAATTAGAAATATTTTTGGATCATCTAAATGTCCAAATCAAGCTTGTGGACAGGTTTTTGAAACATCTGCAGAATTAAGAAGACATTTAAATGGAACAGTAAAATCTTCTGATAATTTTAAAAATTGTTTAGAGGCTTTTTGTAAATGTAAATATTGTAACTTATTTGGTAAACGTAAGATGATTGAAGGAATACATTTTTATGATGAACATGCTTTAGTATATTGTGATGTTTGTAAAAAAAATATTAATTATAGTATTATTGATCAGCATTATAAAATACATAAAAAAGAATTAGAAAAATTAGATTATTCTATAAAAAATAAAATTTTAAAAGAACGATATAGTGAATCTGTAAATTTTAGTATACAAAAAATTGATTTATAAAATAGTAAAAAATATACTATAAACAAATATAATATAAAATATAAAATATAAAATATAAATTATGTCAGAAATTTATGATCAAGAAATTTTATTTTGGATGTTAATTCCTATGATTATATTTGCATTATATCCATGGGTCAATGCGATAGTGAATCTGTAAATTTTAGCATACAAAAAATTGATTTATAATTTTTATTAATCAAATATCAAAAATAAATAAAATATAAATTATGTCAGAAATTTATGATGAAGATTTAATTATTTTATTATGGATATTAATTCCTATCAGTATAGTTGTATTATTTATACTTTGTGTTGAAGGATTATCTCCACGATGGAGTGAGATTGCTAGTAATGCTTGGTTAATTGTACTTATATATGCTTTATTTGTATCTTTATATGGACTATATAATACATTCTAATTAATTATTAATTATATGGTTAATTCAATTGAGTACTTTATTTTTCAATAAATAAATTTTTTTATATAAAATTTATAAAATAAATAAATAAATTAAAAATAAACAAATATATTTTTTTAATATAAAAATGGATATAGATAATATGTTGTTAGATTTGGAAGTAATAAGACAATTAGCTGAAAACGATAAACTAGCTGTAAATGTTTATCCGGGAGTAACAACATTAATTGTTGATAAGTCAAGTTATTTATCTAGTATAACAAGAAAAATAAATGGATATAGCAGAGATGATAGTATAAAATATTTAGAAAATTTAGTACAGCAAATTGAAAAATCTTGTGATGTTATTAAGACAGGTAATCATTCTGAACTAGCAGAAAGATTGCAAAAATCTATAAAAAATGCTATTGAAGGTTTAAAAAGATTACAACAAACATATCAAAAAGATTCGATTATTGTTGCAAAAATAGTTTTAATTGTAAATAAATTAATTACTATTGTAGAATCTTTAGAATTTACTGATGTAAGTTTTGAAGAACTAACTAAAATTGAGTCTAATCAACAAGTAACAAATCAAGTAATTTCAAGAACTCAATCTAATCAAGTAAATCAATCTAATCAAGTAAATCAATCTAATCAAGTAAATTTTGATAATCAATCTGGTTTTAACAATTTAGGTAAATCAGTTAAATCTAATAAATCAAATCAATAATTTATATAAATAGATTTTCAAAATATATTTATATAATTCGTGATTATGTTTAATCTAACATACAATGATCTCGCCATCTTTTATAATAATTATAAAGATAATTATAGTTTAACATATGAAATTAATATTATATTTTTATATTTGATTTTTATTGATTTTACACTTATTAGATTTTTTGGTAATTCTGCAAGATGGTTTCAACTTCATGCAGTAGTAAATTTATATATATCATATAAAACTATACCTGATGTAATAAATATTATACAAGATCCAACTACTGGTTATAAAATATGTGAAACAAATGCTATTAGCTTGTTAATAATATGTTTACATGTTTATCACATATTAACATTTAAAAAATTAAATCAAATTGATTATTTTCATCATATATTATTTGTTGGTTTAGGAGTATTACCTGATATGTTTTTAATAAAATATAATCAAAAATATTTAGCATATATAGTTGCAAGTGGTTTACCTGGTTTTTTTGAATATTCATCATTAACACTTTATAAAAATAATTTATTAACTTTAAAACACCAAAAACAATTTAATACATTTTTGTATAATTTTATAAGATTGCCTTTTTGTTGTTTTGCTATTACAATGAATTATAATGCATATTTAAATGGTTTTATAAAAGATGATTTATTTATTACTTTATATGTAAATATGTTATTGTATTTAAATGGAACTATATTTAATGTTTTAACTATTGCAAGTTATATAAGAGTAAAAGATAATCATGAAAATAAAAGTAAAATTAAATAATTATTTATATTTCTATTTAATAATATGGATTTAGATTTAGACAATTACAATTTAAATGAATTATTAAATATTTTTGAAATAACAAAAAATGATTTAAATGCTGATAATCTGCAAAAAATTGTAAATAATAAAATACAACAAATTAAATCGAGTGATGATTATGAATTACCTGAATCTAAAATAGACTTAATTGATTTTTATTATAAAATTTCGATTAAATTATTAAATGAAATTGATAAATCTGAAATATTAAATGAAAAAAAAATAGAACAAGAATTACTTAAAATGACATCTTCAAAAAATAAAATTTTTCAGCAAGATAATCATTTTATAATAGAAAGACAAGAAGATATAAATAAAAATAGATTTAATGCTAGTGAAAAACAAGGATTAATAAATTATAATATTAATCCCTTTAAGAGAGAATTTTTAACAAAAATTGTAAATATAAATACAAAATTTAGATCAAATTATAATCAAACTACCCCAACAAATTTTGATTTAGAATTACCAATAACAGTAAAAAAAGTTGTCTCTATGAAATTATTAGATATAAAATTATTTAATACTGTTTATTCATTCAACAATAAATTAGGTTCTACTTATTTTTATTTAAATGATTTTAAAATAGATATATCTAATGGAGGTTATGTAGCAGATGATTTGATAACTGAAATAAATAATAAAATATTACCAACAGGTTTAGATGTAGAACTCTCTTATAATTTAGTAACTGGTAAAATGACATTTTTTTCACCTTCTGCAACAAATTTTTCTTTAGATTTTGAATATAAAAATAATTCTGATTGTTATAATATATCTCAAAATGTATTGAAAGATCAATTAACTTTGGGATGGATTTTAGGATTTAGAGGAAATTATGTAAAGCAAAAATTTGGTAGTAAAACATTTACTTTTAATAATAAATATTCTCAAAATAGTAGTTATACTGGAGAAGCTTTATTTGATGAATATTCAAATCATTATTTTTTATTAGCTATAAATGATTTTCAAAATAATCATGATAGTACTTTTATATCTCCTTTCCAAAATCAAACAATGTCAGAACCAAATATACTTGCAAAAATACATTCATATGGTGTTACTACATCTTTTTCAGTTGATCCAATTATAAATCCTGTAAGGAGATATTTTGGTCCTACTGATATTAGAAAAATTCATGTTACTCTTTATGATGAAGTAGGTAGAATATTAGATACAAATAATAGTGATTTTTCATTTACATTAGAAATACAAATATTATATGATTATTAAAATTATTAAAATTATTAAAAATATAAAATTTTTTTTATTGAATTATTATTTAGCTATTAATATAGAATTAATTTATATATTTCTATATTAATTATGTATACATCTAATCAAGCATTAAAAAGACAAATACGAAATAATTCAAATATAGGCGGAGGTGGGGGTGGGTCTGGTGGAGGAGGATCTGGATCTAGTTGGGATACATCATTTAATTATTATTTTATTCAAAAACCTTGGTCTCCCGGATATGTTACTAATAGTAATTTTAATCCACCATTTTCATATAATAGAGGTGTTTTTGATCTTTCCTCTGCATATTATGATGCAGCAGATCAAAGAATGGAGTTGAATTGGATATTACCTCCTAGAATATGTGGGGGTCTTAATTTTTCTGCACCACCTAGACAATTAAATGATGGAAACATAAATTTAGAGGCTGGAATTTATAGTAGTGTTGGTATAAATGATTTATGTTATAATTATATTCCATATCATGAAACATTACAAATTGATTTTAGAACAAGAACCCCTCCTTCTTTAATATGGAATAATTGGAATCAATTAACAACAACTGATTTAGCATTATCAGGTAATCCTAAACCAAATTTATATCCACAAACACAAGGTGCTTATTTTATTGCTGGTTCATCTACTTCGACTATTACAGGAGAATATGGTAATAATACTGGAAATCCTACAATACCTAAATTTATATATCAAAATGAAAATAAATTTCAACAAGGAAACGATCAATATCAATTTAGAATATATTTAACAAATAGTTCTTGTGAAGTTCTACCAAGTCCAGATTATTTTGGAACAGTAGATCCATCTTGGAATTATTTATATTTACCAGATTCATCAGGTGATTTTTTATCATTTGGACAGTTTGGTCCTGCAACTTCACCTCAATTTATAGCAATTTTTTCAACTAATTATAGATTATTAAATATAAATGGTTCTAATAATAATCCTAATGCAAGTAATCCGGTTGCTGATGCATCATTGAATACACCGTTTACTCTGTTAAATTCTTATGGTTTATTTGTAAATTTTGGTTTTGATTTGTCTGGTCAATTAGACTCAACTAGTAAACAGGTATTTATACCACCAGTAACAAGTATAGCTACTAGATCTTATATATCAAATGACTTACAAGAGAATTCATGGATACAAAATCAATTAGTATCTAATTTTACAATAATACCTAATAGTGATAATTTTTCAATTACATCAAATGATATTATATATCCAGGATATCGTTATTTTGTTTCAGAATATTTTATGAAATTAAGTTCAGATTTTAGTTATAATGTATATACAGATCAATATCCAACCCCTACATCTTATCCTAGTGTTGTAGTACCACAACCAGCTAGAAATACTGTATCAAATGATTATGTTTCAATGTTAGGTGAAGGAAGTCAAATTTTTACATATTCAATACCAACAGATTTACAAAATGTTTCAGGAGATGTTTATATAATATCACAAGCATTTGCTCCTTTACCTTATAGTCAATCTCCATTTACGGTTTATTTCTTTTCATCAACATCTGAATATAAATTAGATAAATCATCTATACAATATACTTTAATAAATAAAAGAAATGTTCTAGAAGCTACAGATTTAGGTACTGATCTTTCAGGTCAAGACTTATGTAGATTTACTTTATCAACAACTTCAACAGTACCACAAGATATATCTAGTCAATATACCGTAGGATTTGTTGGAAATGATACTTCACAATTACTTCAAAATCAATATTTCGAATTACAAGTATCTCAAAGCAAAGATGCAACTAAACTACCAGGTCAAACTACAACTGAAGCATATAGATTACGGGGATGGTATTTAGGTGTAGATTTATCTAATATTAAAGTAAAAGCGATAAATTTAACAAATTATCCAGATATATCAAATAATACACCTCCTTATACAGATTGGAAAATAAATTTAACTCAAGAATTTGCAGGCAATCAAAGTGATAAATTATTAGAATTAGCAAGTTTAACAATTGGAGAAGCACCAACTCAATCAGTTGTTTTATCAAATTATACGAAAACTAATCCATTACCAGTATTAACAACTGATTTTTTTGGACTAGGTAGACCACAAAATAATATAGTTACATCTTTTACAGTTTCAGGATTATTATCAAATTTATATACAACATGGAGACCCGGAAATACAATTATGACAGGAGAGTTGTTATATGCAAGTGCTAATTCAAATCTATCTGGTAATTTATTTGATAGTTATTCAGAAAGTTGGCCAAATACAAATCCGTCTAGTGTTAATTTAAGTGAAATTTTACAAATAACTAAAAGTGATATTCAAGCAACTTCTTATAATTATTCAAGAGATAGAGCTTTTATACCGCAATTTTATATAACAGGAGAGTATATAAATAATGTTACATTGACTTCGCCATTAATAGCCAATGTTTTAGACATTAGTTTTAATGGCAAACCATTATGGTGGGACTATACTTGGATTTAATACTAGTAATAATCCACCAGGAACGTGGACATCTGGAAGTAGTAATATAACATTCTCAACAGATTTTATGAATGTTGGTCCGGGTTTAAATCCAAGTGTAAATATTGGGGGTACAACAGATCCTTTCAATGCATATACACATACTACTATTATTCCAAATAATATGATGATGTGGGCAAATGGAGGATTGAGAGCTGGACAAGGTGGTGGTCAACCTAAAGACAATCCATTTATTGATTATACACAATATTATGAAGATGTCAATACACCAGTTAATCAAGAAGACTATTCAATATACGATGTATCGGGATTCATAATAGGAACAATTAGTTATAATCAATCGGGTGTAAATATATATTATGATGGTACAAGTAGTCAACCATCATGGCAAACTAATACTAATGCAAAATCAATTGTAATAAGAGCAGATAATCCAATAGATACAGGATTAGGTGGAACAAATAATGTAAAGATTTTAGTAAAAGATGGAACCAATACATTAGTTTTAGGTAGTGATTACTTTTTACAAGTATTAGAAGAATATATAGGAACAGGTAGTCCGCCTTATCTTTTAATAAATGGTACAAATGCTAAATTTACAGGATGGAGAGATGCACAAAAAAGTAATCAATTTGCTGGATCTCCTGCTGCAAAAACAGGTAATGGTGCGCCTTGTTTTATAAATGGTAGTAATTATTTAACAGATTTTTTTGTAGAAACAATTAATCAAAATACAGGTGGTAATACTGTTCGACATTATTTTAGAATTAACCTACCAACTAACAGTGCTAAAAAAATTACATCTATTGAAATAACTTTTGGTTAATAGTTAATATAATATATATTTGAATAATATATATTATGTCATTACTTAATAATAATAGGAAAACTAATTTACTTTTTAGACAATTTGTTGGAACAGGTAATGCATTATTACCAGAAAATTCTAATTTTACAAATGAGCCTTTAAAAAATATAAATTTTGTTTTTAATACTGAAATACAAAATCAAGAAGTTCCGTTAACTTTACCTAATGAACTTAGAATATCTCAATTAGATATTTGTAGTAATATACCAAGTGATAGTAGTTTTAATTTAGCAGCATATGGTTACCCACAATTAACATTTTATAAAGATATTCCATTAGATCCTGTACCAGGAGCTGCTTCACAAGTATGGTTTAAATATATAGATATTTCAGCTAATCCATTAACAAATCAAAGTAACAATTTATTAATAGGTATGATACCTTTTAAGTTTGATGATATTAATGTCTTAGATCCAACTTATTTACCAATTGTTAAGAGAAATTTTGCTGTTCCACCTCTAACAAATTTTGTTAATGTTGGTGCTCCAAATAATACTCCATTATATTGGATTCAAAATGCTAATAATGGTTTAATACAATTTTATGCATCTACTCCTACCCTTAATGCTAATAATATTCAAGATATTACTTCTGGAGGTGTTCAAGATGTTACAAAGGCTCCTACATTATCTTTTTATAAATATACAGGAACATTTGGTACTAATGTAGGCTCTGGTAGCGGAGGCAATGTAGATTCAAGCGCTATTAATTTAAAATTCGATAAGTTAAATCGTATGATTTTACCCGATGGTTTTGTAGACATTTCAGGAAGTAATTATGACTTATGTGGTAATGAAACAGTTAGAACATATTATACATATAATCGTGCTAAAATGTTTATAGGATATGATAATTTACCAATTTTAGATGGAAGTGCAGTAGACCACACTCAAGACCCTAGTCATAACGATTTTTCTGGTTTAGGCCAAAGATATCAATTAGATGTTTCTGGTACTATTTATTTCTCTAATAATATAATACAATCTTCTAGTTTTGCTGGTGGAACTAATAGTGCTGCTTTTGGTTCTTTAAATTTTGCCGGTAGTCAAAATGCGTTTGCTATTGGTTTAGGTAATGAAGCAAATGGAGTAAGATCATTTGCATATGGTCAAGAAACAACTGCCAATGGAACAAATTCATGTAGTCAAGGTTTATTTACAAATGCAGTTGGTGAAAATTCACATAGTGAAGGAATTAGTACAAATGCTAGAGGAAGAGGCTCACATAGCGAAGGATTACAAACAGATGCTTCTGGAACTGAATCTCATGCAGAAGGAATTTTAACAAAAGCTTATGGTAATTGGTCTCATGCTGAAGGAGGTGAAAGTGAAGCGCATAATCCATATTCTCATGCATCAGGACGACATACAATAATCGCTAGTGATGCGGGAACAAGTATTGGTAAATATAATGATGCAAGTCAAAATATTTTATTTGTAATAGGTGATGGAACAAGTGATACATCTAGAAGTGATGCTTTAATTGTTCATGTAGATGGAAATCTATCAATATTTAATGATATAAGTATGAATGGTGGACAAATAACTTTTATAGCTGATGCGACAGATAATTCTGGAGTTCCAAGTTGGGGACAAGTTCAAAATTTAATAACTAGTGGGGCTGGTTCATATTGGATACAATCAGGAACAAATTTATATTATAATATAGGTAATGTTGGTATAGGAAATACAAATCCTCAAAATACATTAGATGTTAATGGAGATGCTAATTTATCACAAAATGCTTTTATCTCTCAAAGTCAAAATCAAAGTGTTGTGTCAACGGATAAAAATTTATATACAAGAAATACCAATTTGATTGATACTCTAAAAATTAATTTTGATATTTTTTTTGATGAAATTTGGAAACCAATGATTAAAGCCAATGAAAATGGTGGTTATACTAATCCAACTACTGGTCAACAATATACTTTAAGTAGCCAAAATCCAGGAAAACCACAAGCAGTTCCTACATTTGCAAGTTCTTGGGGACCTTGTGTTATACCAATAGCATATTTAGATATAAATCAAAATTACAATCAGTTTCCTTTTGAACCAACTAGCGGACAAAGTTATCAAACACCTTATAGACCTGATATAGCTAATGCTAGTGCTTATTTCACTATTAAATTTTCTGAACCATATGATACTGGAAATGTAGGATTTCCTCCAATTGATTGGAAAACAGCTACTTTATATCAGCAAAATGGAGGTTCGTTTAAAAGTGGATTAGGGGCAATTACACAACAAACTATAACATTTGAAGCAGGTTATATTGATAGTTATCGATTATCGGCTCCAAATGGTAGTAGTGCAGATGTAAGAAATCCCAAACCATTTATTAAAGTCATTTCTACAAATATAGGTAACCTTAAATGTCTAACAGGTATAACAGTAAGACCAAATCCTATAAATCCTTCAAATCCTACTGATCCGGCGAATATTAATGATTTAACACAAAATATGCAATATTATGGATTTAATATAGAAACACCTAAAATAGGAGGTATTTGTAGAATAATTATAGCAGAATCATGTCCGGGTGTTCCGGCTGATAAATCTATTCAAAATAAAGCATGGCTATTATTAGAACAACAATGGAATATGGAACCTTGGCAAGGTTCAACTGCTAGTGATAATGAAAAATTAATTAGAGGATTAGTAGGACACCACATAATAGATGTTCGTATGTATGCGAATAATTTAGGTGATTTAAATTTGTCAAGAAATCCGCCTTTTACTAATGAATACAATACTGATTGGCAATTAGTAACTCCAAAACAATTATTGAGCACTGGAGATTATAGTTGGGATAAATTTGTATTACCAATGGGAAATTTTGCTAATCCACCTGTATTTAATACACCAACTGGTCCACCTGTTACTGATATTCCATATACATTAATGGTTGGTGGAACTTTATGCCCTAATCCAACGACTGGTATATTAGATGGTATTTATCCTACTATTATTGAAGGTGCAAATCTTTGGGAGGTTTGGTTAAATTTGATAGATTGGCCATATGGTATTACAACAACACAAGAAGTATTTGAAAATAATGTAGATATTTGTGGAACTACTAATGCTCAAGCTATTTTTGCTACAGATATAACTTGTAATAATTTAGATGCTTTAAATTCTATTGATGTGGGAGCTAGTCAACAACTAACAATAATAGAAGATAAAATTACTAGTACTACTAGTGCTAGTAATCCATTAAATGGACTTAAAATTGAAGCTAATAATATTTATATTAAATTTAATCCATGGATTTCGGCTGGTGGTGCTACACCTGCTGGTGTTACGATGGACTTAGGAGATTCAACATCAAATACTCAGTTTAGAATTCGTGATGTTATTGGTACTAAATTATTTAGTGTTGAAGGTAGTGGGTTAATGCAAACACAAAATATTTATCCTTTTACAAATATGACATATAATATCGGTTATAAAGGAGCGAATCCTATACAAGATTTAAGATATAAAAATTTTTATGTAGGAAATCTTGATACTAGTGGAAATGCAGATATTAATGGAGATATAAATGTTAGTGGTAGTTATGGAGATATATCTGCTACAAATATAGATGTATCAAATAATTTAAATGTTGAAGGTGATACATTAGTAACTGATTTATTAGCTACAAATATAGATGTATCAAATAATTTAAATGTTGAAGGATTAATTACTGGCGTTGCTGAAACTACATTTGTTGAATATAGAGATTATACACAAGATATTTGTTCAAATATTGGCAATTGGTATTGTATTGCTCGTACTAAAGATTCTAATTCAAGTGGTGGTGCTGATAATGCTAGAGGCTTATTTATTCTTGATGATAATACATCTGGTAGACGACAACAAATTATTTTTTATGCAGGAACATCATATTCACGAGGAAATTATATTAATGTTATAGCTAATAATTGGTATGGTTCCTCGCCTACTATAACAAATTTAAAACTGGAAGTTGATGGAATATATACCGGAACCAACTTATATATTTATAGACAATCTACTACTGTAGCTGATCGAGTTTATGTACGTTTATATGAAAATACTCGTATTTCTAATACTGGTGGCCAATGGGAATTAACTGCTACTCCTATCCCTGGATTAACGACTATTCCTGTTAATTTAGATTTGACTTATAATCCCAATAATGATAGAGCTAATTCTGTATCAAGCTTAGACACTCTTTTATACGGCGATTTGATAGTTAAATCACCAGATAATACTTCCAATAACGTAATAGATATAGATAGAGAAGCTATTAGTGTAAATTTTGGTGGTTATGATTATACATCTTCTAGTAATCCAATTGCTTCCCCAACAATTGGAGGAAAAAATGCCATCAATCGTCTTATAGTAGATTTACAAGCTGGATCTAGTAACTTTAATAATTCAGTCGCAAATAGCGGTAGTGTTATAACGACTAAAGGTGGAATTAAAATATTACCTTTACAATCTGGTATTGGAGGTAGTCAAGGACCCGCATGGGGAGCCAGTTTATTTTTAGGAGAATATGGTTTTGGAGCTTATCCTACTCCTGTAATAGCTAGATCTCAAAGTACTGGAGATGGTAAATATAGACCTGGTTCAGGAAATGTTTATTGTAATGCAGTAAGACAAAATATTGTTTTTAGTAATAATAATAATACATCTGAAGGAAGTATTCCCTGGTTCCCTAATACATATCAAGGTAATGGAACAATATTTGGATCGTCTATGTATTATAATGGAGGAGATGTTAGATATATTATAATAGACCCAACAAATGGAGTCAATGGTATTGCTACAGTTACTCTACCAAAAATAAGTGAACCAATGTTAGGTCAAGCAATAACTGTTGCAAGAACAACAACACCTATAACTTTTACAAATTACCAAGCGGCTGTTTTTATAAAAGCAGATAGCACTGATAAAATAAATTGCCCACATTCTATATATATTGATGCAACTTCCTTTAGTGGAATAGCAATTGATCCATATAGTGTAATTCCTAATGGAGGGGGTAGTGGATATAATTTACCAAATCCTTATAAAGCAAATGAAATATGTTCTGTAACACTAGTTGCTTCACAAAATGGTTATTATAATACAGTTAGTTCACCGACATTTGGAAGTTCTATTACTAACCAATATGTTTGGCAGTTTATAAGTTCGGGTGGTCCAGGTGTTTAAACTTTTTTAATTTTTATTTGATTAGTTTGTAATTGTTTTGAAAATAAAAATTTGTCACTATTTTTTCGTCTTCTCTCAAGATTACATTTTAAACAGCAAATAATTGTATTTTTATTTGTATGTTCATCATAATTATTTAATCTATCAAGAGTCCATTGTGTTTGATCTCGTATCTTATCAAAAATGATAAGTAATGGTGTTTTGCAATAATAACATTTTAATTTTGAGATTACTAATTTTTCAATGATATCATCAAGTGTTATTAAATTTTCTTTTTCATGTAAATCTTTTCGTATATCTTGTTGTCGATAACTAGAAATTTTAGAATTTATTTCTGTAATAATTAACTTTTTCTCTCTGAAATCTTGCTCTAAATAAATTTTATTTATAAAATCTATTTGTATGGTATGATTGTTTATAATATTTATTATACAATTAGATAAATCTTGATAAGATTTTTTTTTTTCTAATTTTTCTATTTTTTCTCTCTTTTTTTCTACATTTATCTCGTCATTTTTTTTATTTAATATTATTTTTTTCATATATTATATAATAATAGATATAAAGATATTTTTATTATATAATAATTTATATTAGATATTAATAAAAATATATAAACCTTTATTTGGAAAATATATTATAATATGACTACAAAAACAGACATTAGTAGTAATCCAGAATCAAATTGTAAAGAATTAAAAAATATAGCATATAAAACTATGTTATTAAATGGAAATGATATAAATCCAATATATGAAGATGTTAGTAATAATGTAAAAATAACAAATTTTTTAGAAAAAGATATGTCAGCAAATCAAAAAGTTATTTGGTCAAAGTTAGATAAAACTCAAAAAATAATTAAATTAGAAGTTTATATACAAGAAATTTTAAAAAAAAATTATAATTTGAATCAAGAAGAGATGAAAAATTGTAAAAATTATTTAATAAGATGTTTAGATAGAAAAAATTTGGTAAAAACTAAAGAAGTTATTTATGATAAAGATAGTGGTATTATTAAAAATATACCTAATTTAGTTTTTGAAATGAAAACTAGAGCTTTTATTTTAAAAAAAGATGATAAACATATATCTACTATAAAATCTTTACCTAATGAAAAAAAATCAAAAGTAAAAACTATAAAAATTCATGATAATTTAAATAATAATTGATATATTAAATATTTTTTAAAAACATTTAATATAATAATTATAATTATTAACATTATGAATTTATTTACTCAATTTATCAATCATAAAATAAATAGTTTAAATTTAAACTATTTAGTTATTAATTCTAGAGAGATATTTTATGATTTATTAAATAATTCTCTCGAATTAATGTTAGATTATTTAAAAGAAAATATTTTACAGTTAATTTACTGTGATTTTTATGATGATATTTTAACACATAGTTACGATATTTTATATCAAACATTTATAGAAAATAATTTTATAAATAATTTATTAAATATCTCTCAACAACAATCAATCGATATATTATTTAAAATTAACAAATTAGCTAGACTAATTATATATAAATTTGTAATACCAAAAAGATCATATAGTAAAACATACATTCGCAAAGATAAAAATAACAAATCATTTAATTTAACTGTAAATTTTAATAAAATAGAAAAAACCATAAACTATCTAAAAAATATTCCACAACCTGAGCAAAGAACAGATGAATGGTATAAATTTAGAAATTCTACTTTAACAGCTTCTAATATTTGGAAAGTTTTTGCAAGTGATTACAGTCAAACACAATTAATTTTAGAAAAATGTGAAACATTGAATCCAGATAAATTTAAGGTAACAAACACTAATAGTCCTTTACATTGGGGACAAAAATATGAACCAGTTTCTATTTTATATTATGAATCAATTTATTCAACAAAAGTAGATGAATTTGGTTGTATTCCACATTCTAAATATAGTTTTATTGCAGCATCACCTGATGGTATTATATGTGATCAAAGTTCTAATTTATTTGGAAGAATGTTAGAAATAAAAAATGTAGTTTCACGAGAGATAACTGGAATACCAAAAATGGAATATTGGATACAAATGCAATTGCAAATGGAAGTATGTGATTTAAATGAATGTGATTTTTTAGAAACAAAATTTGTAGAGTATTTATCACAAGAAGAATATTTATTAGATCATGAAACAAAATACAAAGGAATCATTTTACAATTTTTAAATGGTGATTCTCCTCATTATATTTATGCACCATTTGGTTTAACAGATATATCTAGTTGTGAATATCAAGAATGGGAAAGTTCTAAATTTCAAGAAAATAAAAATTTAGAGTTTATAACAACTCTTTATTGGAAATTAGAAAAAATAAGCTGTGTTTTAGTTTTAAGAAATAAGTTATGGTTTAATAGTATTGTGAATAATATTGAAAATTTCTGGAAAATTTTGATTGAAGAAAAAGAATCAGGTAAATATTTAGAGAGAAAGAAAAATAAGAGAAAATATCAACAATTAGACAATAAACAAATGAGTGATTTTCCAAATTCAGGTTGTTTAATTAAATTAAATTAATTATGTTTTATTAATTTATAATGAGTTTAAAAAATAAATTTTTAAATTTTGGAAAACTTTATTCTATTTTTATTGCTGTTGTTGGAACAATTTTAGGATTACTTTTATTAGCAGCAGGAATTGATAAATTAAAAAATAAAAATCATAACAATCATAAAAATACTAAAAACGATTCAAAAAATGGAATAATTTTATTAATTATAGGATTAGTTGCTATATTTGGTTCATGGTTTATGGCTTGGTTAGCATTTCATTCAGATAAATATGCATCTTCATCTGCTTATAATGCAATATTTAATTTATTTTCAAATAAATAAAAAATAAAAGAGAGATAAATTAAATCTGATTATTTTTTTTGGGTTTTTTTGATTGGGTTAATTTTTTTAATTTTTTTAATTTTTCTAAATTTTTTTTTAAGTCGTCTTTTTGTTTTTTTTTCAGCACGTTTATTGTATTTTTTTGTTTCTCTCGTTTTTTCAGGTGATTTTTGTTTTTCTTTTTCTTGTTTTAAATTTTCTTGTAATTTTTTAATAAATAAAACAATCTGTGTATTACTTAAAGTCAGTAATTCATTATCTAAAAATATATCAGGATATTTTGATAATATTTTATTTAGTCCAGGATTAAAATATATAGAAGGATTTTCATTTTCTTTATAAATTAAACTTATAGCATTTTCTTCTAGTAATGTAAATAATAATGATTCTAAAAAGTTTAAATATTTTTCATTATATTTTCCAGCATCTAAATTATAAACAATAAGTCGTAATAATTCAAAATGTGATTCATGATTATTATAGTATTTTTCAAATGCTGTTTTAACTACATATTTTTTAGAAACCCAATTATTTTCATCTTTACGATATTGTTGGTACATATTATTCAAAAAATCTTTATGAGACATTTTATATATAATTAGATTAATTAAATAATAATATATAATTAAATAATTTAAAATTATTTTTTGTTATTTAATAAATAATAAATAATGAAAAATAATAAATCAAATTCAGGAATAGATATGTATGTAATTAAACGCAATGGTAAACGTGAGCCTATTTCTTTTGATAAAATTTTGAAACGTATTAAATCTCTAGGTAAAGAATGTGAATTAAAAAATATTATTTATGCACAGTTGACAATGAAAGTTATTGATCAATTACAAGATGATATTGAGACAAAACGGATAGATGAATTGACAGCTGAACAATGTGCAGCATTAGCATCAAAACATCCAGAGTATACAAAATTAGCTAGTGCTATAACTATATCAAATTTACATAAAAATACTAGTTCATCATTTTATGAAACAATAAAGAAAATTTATGAATTTAAAGATGTTAATAATGAAAGTTATCGTTTAATTCATGATGATATTATGAAAATTGTAGAAACAAATAAAGACACTATTGATGCTATGATAGATTATTCTAGAGATTTTTTATTTGATTATTTTGGATTAAAAACTTTAGAACGAGCATATTTAATTAAACTAAACAAAATAATAGTAGAAAGACCCCAGCATATGTGGATGCGTGTTGCTTTATGTATCCATGGTAATGATTTAGAAAAAGTAAAACAAACATATGATTTAATGTCGCAAAAATATTTTATTCATGCAACACCAACATTATTTAATGCTGGTACACCAAGACCACAATTAAGTTCTTGTTATTTACTTGGAATGGAAGATGATTCAATTGATGGCATTTTTAATACTGTTAAAGAATGTGGTCAAATATCAAAATGGTCTGGAGGAATTGGACTACATATACATAATATTCGTTCATCAGGATCACATATTAGAGGAACAAATGGAACATCTAATGGTATAATTCCAATGTTAGGAGTATTTAACAAAACAGCTAGATATGTAGATCAAGGAGGAAAAAGAAATGGAAGTTTTGCAATTTATTTAGAACCACATCATCCTGATATTGAAGAATTTTTAGAATTAAAAAAAAATCATGGAGATGAAGAAAGTAAATGCAGAGATCTTTTTTATGCTCTCTGGATAAGTGATTTATTTATGGAAAGAGTAATTGGAAATAAAAAATGGTCATTATTTTGTCCAGATAAGTGTCCTGGATTATGTGATTGTTATGGAGATGAATATCGCAAATTATATAATAAATACGAAGAACAAGGCAAGTATAATTGTCAAATAGAAGCGCGGGATTTATGGAATAAAATTTTAGATGCACAGATGGAAACTGGTACACCATATCTTTTATATAAAGATGCAGCTAATCAAAAATCAAATCAAAAAAATTTAGGTACAATTAGGTCTAGTAATTTATGTTGTGAAATCATTGAATATTCAGATGCAAATGAAACAGCAGTATGTAATTTAGCTTCGATTGGATTGCCCATGTTTGTCAAAGATGATAAAACATTTGATTTTGATAAATTATATGAAATAACTAAAGTTTTGGTAACAAATTTAAATAATATTATTGATATTAATTATTACCCTACAGATAAAACCAGGCGTTCCAATTTTTTACACAGACCAATTGGAATAGGTGTTCAAGGATTAGCTGACACATTTTTTAAAATGGATTATGCATTTACTAGTGATGAAGCAAAAAAATTAAATATAGAAATTTTTGAAACAATATATTATGCTGCTTTAGAGAGAAGTTGTGAAATTAGTTGTGAAAGAACAGAAGGTTTAAAACAATTACAACAAGAATATTTAGATGGTAATTGGAGATTTTTAAATAATAAACCTGAATGTAGAGAGTATGATTGTTTAAAAACAGATAATAAAATAATAGATCTTTTAAATAAATTTAAACCGGTTAAGAGTGAAATTGATAAATTGGAAGAAGAATTTTTGGGTGCTTATAGTAGTTTTAAAGGTTCACCTGTAAGTCAGGGTATTTTTCAATTTGATATGTGGGGGGTTAATCCCAAAAATTCAAAATTAGATTGGGATAGTCTCAAAGAAAAAGTTATTAAATATGGAATTAGAAACAGTCTTTTATGTGCACCAATGCCAACTGCTAGTACTAGTCAAATATTAGGTAACAATGAATGTTTTGAGCCTATTACAAGTAATATTTATAGTCGGCGTACATTAGCAGGAGAATTTGTAATGGTAAATAAATATTTAGTAGATGAGTTATTAGAATTAGGATTATGGAATGAAGATATAAAAAATAATATTATAGCAAATAAAGGTAGTATTCAGCATATAGAAGGATTATCAGATAAGATTAAAGAAAAGTATAAAATAGTATGGGAAATGAAAATGAAAGATTTAATTGATATGTCACGAGATAGGGGTGCATATATTTGTCAATCACAAAGTTTTAATCTTTGGATGGAAGATCCTGATCCAAAATCATTAACAAATATGCATTTTTATAGTTGGCGGGCTGGATTAAAAACAGGTATTTATTATTTAAGAAGAAAACCTAAACATCAGCCACAACAGTTTACAATTGAGCCAGAAAACAAAAATAAAAATAATAATAATGAAAGTGAATGTTTAATGTGTGGTGCATAAATAAAATAAAATAAAATTGATTATTTTATATTTTAAATTAAATATAAAATATAAAATATAAATATCAATAATAATAGATTGTCAAGATTAGAAGTCTGTAATATTTAACACAATTTCAAATAATGAAATAAAGATGCTACAAAAAAAAATTTTGCTAAGATTAGAATTAACAGTGAAATTAAAATAATTATGTATATTATATAATGGAGGTTGAAGAAGATGATTTAACAGCATTAGCAGATATCCCAGAATTAACAGATTTACCAAAAAAAAAAGACGATTCAGCAGATTTAGATCACGCTTTCAATGAAGATATAGGGGAAATAATAAACGTTGAAAAATATTGGAAATCAGCAGATCTATTAGCAAGGCAAGAGTCTTGTGCTGCTGGAATAGCAAGAATAGATAAAATGGTTTATGCTTTAAGGTATCAAAAACCCAGAATTTATGAAGAGTTATATACAAAGTATGTAAATAATGGCTATTCACCTGAACATGCAAATTATATGAAAACCGCATTAATGAATGCAGAAGAACATTGGTGTAAAACATGGAGTTGGAGTAATGAAACCGTATGTTATAGCACACCAGTTCCTGAAAATGATGATAGAGGAACAATAATGCCTTTTTATCCAAGACAAATACCAGGGGGAGACTCAGGCGCAGAAAAAGGTTGTGAATCTAATGTACCAAATTGTGAGTTATTAAAATGTTACTTGTGTGGAGGGTATATAACAGATCCATATATAAGTTGTGCTTATGAGTGCGAACATGTAATAGATGCAGGTAGTCAAGTATTATTTGGTAGATCAGCAATAGGATTAGATTTGTTTGGTCTTAGTTATGATCTACAAAGTAAAAAGAAAGCACCCGCAAAAAAGAAAGCACCCGCAAAAAAGAAAGCACCCGCGGCGGCGGCAGCGGCGAAGGGCGGGTCTCCAAAGAAGCGTGGCACTTCGCCCGCAGCGAAGCGTGACACTTCGCCCGCAGCGAAGCGTGGCACTTCGCCCGCAGCGAAGCGTGGCAAGAATATGAAGAAGGCGGCGGAGGCGGACGCGCCGCTGGATGTCCTGCAGATGGCGGAGGCGATGAAGACGGCGACAGTAAAAGTACCACACCTTTTTAAAAACCTTTTTCATAGAAATAAAGAAACACAACTTGATCAATGGATATCTTGGTTTTTTGAAAATTATAAACATACAGGATTTTTAATTCCATTTTATTCATTTGCACCATCACATAAATGTTGTAATCAAGTAAAAAGTAACACACATTTTTTTGGTCTAGAAAGTAGATCAGCAGAATTTAAATATAATAATAATACTGTAGAAGAATTATTAGATGGAATTGAATTCTTAGTAAAAACAGGAGATAGAAAACATTCTTGTAAAGAATTGAAAAGAGAAAAAATACAGATAGATTTATTAAATAAATTTCCAGAATTGGATCCACAGAATAACACAAAAGAGATTTTTAATGCTATTAAGATAATCGCACCAAAAACAGAAGATATTGATCTATATTATAGTAAAAGTAATACAAGTTATAGTTCGAAAAGTATCTGGGTTAAGTGGAGAACAATAGATATAGTAGAAAATTTTATAAAACCTTTAAATATATATTTAAAAGAACAGGTAAGAAATATACCAAGAAAATTATTGCCATTAGTTCTTACTACGAATATAGAAAGACAACAACTAAAAAAAGGAGCTCAAAAAAAAACAAAAAGAAAAAAAAGAAGAAAACAAAAAAAACATAAAAAATGTACCAAAAGAAACATTAACATTAGTTATTTCTGCGAACGTGGCAAGACAAAAAAAAGGAGCTCGAAAAAAAATAAGATGAAAAAAAATAAAAGTAGAAAAAGTAAAAAGAGGCATTAGTAAACAAATATTTTTCAATAGTAATAACAGTTGCATTATCATTAACAAATATGCATTTTTATAGTTGGCGAGCTGGATTAAAAACAGGTATTTATTATTTAAGGAGAAAATCTAAACATTAGCCACAACAGTTTACAATTGAGCCAGAAAACAAAAATAAAAATAATAATAATGAAGGTGAATGTTTAATGTGTGGTGCATAAATAAAATAAAATAAAATTGATTATTTTATTTTATATTTTATTTTAAAATATAAAATATAATATTTAATGGATTGTCAAGATTGGAAGCCTGTAACATTTAATACAGTTTCTAATAATCAAAAGAAAGAAGCAGCAAAAAAAATTCATAGTAAAAAAACAAATGATGATCCAGAAAAGGTAAAGATGGAACCTCCAAAACAATTAGGACAATTAATTGCTTGTGCTAGAACAAGCAAAAATTTAAATCAAAAACAATTAGCTGGTCAACTCGGTATTTCTCAACAAATTTTATCTAGATGGGAATCTAATCGAGAGGTACCTAGTAATCAAGAAATTGCAAAAATTGATAAAATTCTAGGTGTTAAATTACCCAGATGTAAGAAAGTAGCAATTGAAAAAGATGTTTAAAACAATAGATTAATATTTTGTTAATCAATAAAATTTTTTTTTATATTTTTTAAATATAATATGGATTTAGGAAATAAAATTAATTTAATATTAACAATTATAAGTGTAGTTATTTTTGTTTTATTTAGCATTGTTATTACTAATTATTTCAATATTTCATTTAGTGAAGATAAAAATAAAAAAGAATTAATTAGAAAAGCGGTATTTGAAAATTATTTAAATATAAATTTATAACTTAGATATTTTCAAATTTTAGTTAATAAAATTGATTAAAATTAAATAATATAAATATTATATTAAATAATATTATATTAAATGTTAATTCCTGTAAAATGTTTTACATGTGGAAAAGTATTAGGTGATAAGTATAGATATTATGTTAGAGAAGTAGAAAAGCTTAAACTAGATAAAGATTTAAAAGTAAATAAAGTAATTTATTTAGATAAAACTAATTTAGATAAAACTCCTGAAGGTATTATTTTAGATAAATTAGAATTAACAAAATATTGTTGTAGAAGACATATGTTAACACATGTTGATATTGAATAAAAATATTATATATATATATAAATATAATGAATAAATCAACTAAAAAAAAGAAAAAATTTTGTTTAAGTAAAAAAAATATTAGAAAAACATGTAAACAAACATGTAAAAAACGTCCAAGACGTAATCATAATAAGAAAATTCAATATGGTTGTAAAAAAATAATGAAAGGAGGTTCAATGGGGATAGGTTTTATAGATAGTTTTCGGTATGCTGTAGAAGATTTTGCAACAAATAGTTTTAATACAATTTTTGGTAATGATCAAATTCCAAGTAGTCCACCTATGTATGATCAATTTAATAGAGGTGAAAATTTAGCATAAATTATAAATTATAAATTATAAATTATAGATTATAGATAAAATAAAAATATTTTTTTATTTTATATGAGTTATTTTAATAAATTTTCAAAAGATTTTAAAAATCTATGCACACCTGCGTTTTTTTACTTATTTATTTCTGTCATAGCATTTATTATAATTGCTATACAAAATTTTGGTAACACAGATAGATATTGTTTAGGACAATTTGAATGTAATATTCCAAATACATTTGTTGTATTTATTTTTAAAGCAATTTATATTTTATTTTGGACATTTATTTTAAATTCAATTTGTAAAGCAGGATATAAAGAAATTTCTTGGTTTTTAGTCATTTTACCTTTTATATTATTTTTCATAATATTAGGTTTAATATTAGTTACATATTCAGACGGCATTAGAATGCTCAACTAAATTTAAATTAAAATATTTTTTTAATCTTATATAAATTTTAAATATAAAATTTATATAATAAATATTATATAATGGAAAATTTAAATCATGAAGAAATTAATTGGAATATAATTGATAATATGTTTAAAAATGATCCTAATTTATTAGTTAAACATCATCTAGAATCATATAATGATTTTTTTAATCATAAAATTTATAATATTTTTAAAGAAAAAAATCCTATTCAAATATTTAAACTACAAGATGACAAAACAAAACAATATAATCTACAAGCAGATATTTATATTGGAGGTAAAGAAGGAAAACGTCTTTATTTTGGTAAACCAATAATTTTTGATGAAACTAGAGAACATTATATGTTTCCTAATGAAGCTAGATTAAGAAATATGACTTATGCTACAACATTACATATTGATATTGAAATAGAATATAAAATCATAACTGAAGATGATAAAGAACCTAAAATAATTAATTCTATTTTAGAAAAAATTTATTTTGGTAAATTTCCAATAATGATTAATTCAGATCTTTGTATATTAAATACACTAGATTCATCTGTTAAATTTAATTTAGGAGAATGTAAAAATGATAAAGGAGGATATTTTATTATTGATGGCAAAGAAAAAGTTTTAATTCCTCAAGAAAAATTTGCTGATAATATGTTATATATTAAATCTGATTATAATGAAATTTATAGTCATTCTGCTGAAATTAGAAGTGTTAGTGAAGATGCATCTAAACCTATAAGAACATTATCTATAAGAGTAGTAAGACCATCTGCAAAATATACAAATAACCAAATAGTAGTTAATATACCAAATGTTAGGAAACCTATACCTTTATTTATAGTAATGAGAGCATTAGGAATAGAATCTGATAAAGAAATTATAGAATTTTGTTTATTAGATTTAGATAAATATAAAAATTATATAGATTTGTTTCAACCTTCAATACATAATGCAGGTAATATATTTAATCAAGAAGTAGCTTTAAAATATATTGCTACATTTACTAAAGGAAAAACTATTCCTCATATTTTAGAAATACTTATGGATTATTTTTTACCGCATATGGGTGTGAATAATTTCAAAGAAAAAGCTTATTATTTAGGATATATGGTATTTGAATTATTGAAAGTTTATGTAGAACATAAAAAACCTACAGATAGAGACAGTTTTAATTTCAAGAGAGTAGAGTTAGCAGGAAATTTAATTTATGGTTTATTTCGTGAATATTATACATTACAACAGAAACATATTTATCAAAAAATAGATAAAGAATATTACTATAAACAGGGTATATATCAAAAAAATTTTACTTCTTTAATTGAAAATAATTATAATGAAATATTCAAAGAAAGAATTTTAGAAAATGGATTTAAAAAAGCATTTAAAGGAAATTGGGGAGCAGAAGAACATACAAAAAGACCAGAAGTTATACAAGATTTAAATAGATTATCTTTTAATTCATTTATGTCTCATTT